ATTTAAATTTATCTTTATCAAAAGATTTACGAACTCTGTTAATCTTTTGTAACCCAAAACTATTTCCATGCTCATCTTGAACAATGATTAAGTTTTGGTTTGTTCTATCAAATAGATTAACAACATGTTCTTTCATGCTATCTAACTCTTTGTTAAGTCTATTTGCTTTTAGCTTTAGTGTTGCGTATGCAAGAACTATTTTTTTTTCGTCTTGCTTTAGCTTTTTTGCTGTTTGCATTTTTACCTCTTTGTTAAGTTATATATTCTTATGAATACCTCTAATTAATACATCTTATGAAATCTTATGCAACAAGTTATTTATCTTTTTTTTAATTAAGTTTATTAGGTCTAGCAATAGTAGAACTAGCATTATTATCCTCTAACATGTTAATTAATCTTTTTATTTTTTGGGTGAAAAGTTTTTCCCGTGCCGTCCCCTGTTGTTGTTTAATTTTATCTTTATCAAACTTGCCACCACGAGAACGAGACGAGGCGACAGCTGTCGCCTCGTTAATTTTATCGGTAGCCATTACCAACTACACCAATATTCAACGACCTTTTTCTCGTTGATAGCTTGTTCACAGAATTTCAAGAACTTGATATCTTGTTCTTTATAATCCTTGACGCTTTCCTCTTGGAACTGTTGCCCCCAGAAAAATCCATCTTCGGCGTGGTAATCCTTAAAGCCCTCTTGTATTTGTTCAGCTAACTCTTTCGCCACCTCTTGAGTTATATATACAGGTGCGTCACAATCAGAATTAAAACCTAAACTTGAAAGCATACCCTCATGTTTGTGATGTGAGTTTTGTTCGTCCCACTTCTTCGCCATGAACTGTTGAAGTCTTGCGTGTTTTCTCCACACAAAAACATTTGCTTGATCTCCGTAATCATCATTAGAATAGTATTGTTCCCAATCTACTTTTTGACCCCGAAGGTGTGCGTGTTGATCTAATCCCATAACTTTTCTCCTTTGTTGATTAAGTCTAATGTCTTATCGTATCTTATATACTAATGCAACAATTATCTTTTAGAACCATTCTAAAGTAGAAACCAAATTTTTTACCAGCAGGTGCATCTGCACGGGTGCCAAACTCCATAGTAATCTAACACAAATGTTATCCATTCGCTCAAACGACACCGAGCTTTACCATCAGCTTCCCAGCGCCAGTCCTGTACCCAGCAGTACCTTCTGCTGCAGGGGGGTGCAACTCTAGAAACGAGACGAGGTAGGACATCATAGTACTCCAACGAGCGAGAGCATCAGGATCCCAGTGCCCGCTAATGTGAAACCTGGGAACATAAACAAAAGGCAAAGCCAAACGACAACGAAGGTCACGCTTCAGCTCCAGCTGCAGGTGAGGGATTCTCTAGGACCTCCTGAGCTCTGACTTCGACCGCCCACCAGACGAGATCATTGACTAAATGCTTCAACGAGCCTGGATCTTTGGATATGTGTTGAAGGAATTCACCACTCTTCAGGGCCGCGCCATCCGCGTGATCATGGACCAGTTGCCAGATCTCTTCCTCATGTTGTTGATGAAACGAAGTTGTTTCATCGTAATATATAATACCAGCAACGCCTCCGCTGCATCCGTGTTGGGCAATGTCTGATATTAATCCTAGCTCTTGCATCTGATACTCCACGAGGCATTCGGTGATGGTTGGCATAAGAAACCATTCCTTCACTTCATCAGTCATCTTTAACCTCCGAGTCTTTCCAGGTGTTACCGTTGGCGATGCAGCGCGTGCCCCGGCCACCGGTCAGTGCGTATACTTTGCCTTCTTCAGGTTTGTCTTCCTTGGGCTTTGACTCATCTTTGATATACTCTTGATCATAGTAGGCGTTCATCTGCTGTATTAGTTTTTTACTTATCATGTAGTTCTCCTTTGGTTAACGAACTACATATAAGACACGATGGGATACCTGTCAAGTCCTTTCTTTTATTTTTTTTAATCTTTCTTCAAACGACCATACCTTTTCCTTTGGAAGTTCTTTTACCATCTGAGTTACCAGCTCCTGAAGGTCAGTCACCTGCTGCTGGAGTCCATCTAACTTAGTGTTATATGAACGAGCTTTGTTCTCTCCTCGAACGAGATCGAGGGCATGAAAATCTATCGCCATTGTTTCTCCTTTGTTTAGTCTGACCATACGACATCATGGGATATTAGTCAAGCAAAAGTTTCTCCTGATCCCAGTCTGCACCCCCTGAAGCTCACGCTGCGGGGACGTTGCCGATGGCCAGTGAACGAGAACGAGGTTCATCCATAAACGAGAACGAGAAACGAGATCCAGCATCCTGAGCTGCTGGTCCCGTCACCAGGCCACCGTAAACAAAGAGGAAAGAAACGGTGGCCAGGAAACGAGAACGAGGATTACGCTGCCTCCGAAGGAGATCCCAGCTCCTGCAGCATCCTTCGCTGGACCAGTGGCCATTGTAACGGGAACGAGAACGAGGCAAACGAGACCAGGGAACGAGGATCAGTGAAAACGGACACCGGTCTGTAGAGTTTAAGAGACTTCTGCAAGAGGGTCTTACCCAAGTTCTCTTTTAAAATAATTACTTTACCACCTGCTTTTATATACTTGTTGATCCACACAATTTGCCACTTATTTAGCTTAGGATAACTTAATGAATCTGATTTCATTTCTATCCAGAAAACTTCATTGCCCATGACTGCGTGGATATCAGGAATACCGTTGATAGTGCTAGATTCTATGCGTGTAAGAAAGCAATCAGTCAGTCCATTTTTTACTTTCTGCCATAGTCTAGTTTCCCCATTTTTATTAGACATGATTAAGTAAGTAATTATATTTTAATTTTCCTAATTGATTTGATTACTGCTGTTGGAATAATAGTAGTTGCACCAATATTGTCAAATGTTGGTTTATCTTTTGATTTAATATAATCGCTAAAAATTCTTGTAATACCGTTTTTTTGACTCAACAAATATCCTTTAGAAACACATACAGGTAGTTTTTCTTTACTCAAATCTTTTGTGCTACTCCAACCAGCATCACCTTCAATGTCAAGCCATTCTATTTCAACAAATGGATAGTCCTCAATAATATTTCCGAGATTTTTGAAATCAAAATTAAGTATTTTAGATTGTTGTCTTTTCTTTTTAATCATCAATAATTACCTTAATTTTACCAACTGAAGTTATGATAGTAGAGTTATGTACTTGATTAAATACGTCTAACCAATCTGTCCAACTAGCTTTCTTCAATTGCTGCAACGTCTTCGGACTCAACCTCAATCGTTTTGGCATTGAATCCATCGATCTTGTTTGATAGTTCCTCAAGCTTTTTCTCAAGTTGCTCACGTGACATACCCTCCAAACCGCTAACAGTAACTTCTTTACGATCAACGTAAGCTCCAGCTAATTGACCAGATCTATACTCAGCGTTAATGGCAGCAGCAAATTGTTTTTCTTTCTCTGCCTTGTCAGCAATTCTTTCTAACCTTTTGTATCTTCTAAGATTGTCACTTGTGTATTTCTTTACTTCCCTTTGAAATAATTTATCAAAGTAGTTTGCAATGTGGGGGCTATGTTTTCTAGATAACATTCTAGATGCAACAGATCCATAATCTTTTTCATTAGTGCAAACATAACCTGCACGTTTAAGAGCTTCAGCTTGTGTTATAGATCCCCAATCAGCAACATAAATTTCTACAAACATTTTTTGTTTTGGGGTTAAATCTAATTCGGTTCTTAGTGATTTTTTTTTAAGTCCACCAGGCATTATCTTAATTTGTTTTTGTCTCTAATTGATAATCTAGAATCCATTTTAAGTCTAGCTTTAACATCCTTTTTGGCCATACCACGTATAGATGCTTTTTCTTTTAATACTGATGATTTATTTTCTCCATAAATTCTTTTTGCATCTCTAATTGGAAATCTAAAAGATTTTATACGTCCAGTAGGATCTTGTTTTAATTGTTGGGATTTAGATAAGCCACTAGTTCTTCTTTTAATTTCTTCTTTAACAATTTCAGAAGTCTTTCGACCACCTTCTTGAATATACTTCTTGTAGGCAGCTTTTATACCTTTAGTAGCTAAGCCACCAATTAACATTTTTTTATACATAATTTTCTACTATATAGATTTTTCAGAGTAATGACTACAACCCTGTAACCAACTGTTTGCGTTCCCGCAAGAGTGGTGTATCCCAGATACACCATAGATACACCATAGATACACCACTAAAATTGATTAAAACCATTGGTATTATTGACTAATAGAACATTAGATACACCAGATACACCTCTTTTACCCCCTGAGCACTTTTCTTTTTCAATCACTCTAGATAATCTATATAGTAGAAATTTATCCATTGCCCGGTGGCCGGTATTCTGTTACAGTAAACCTGTGTTATTTAACACTTATAAACTTTGGTTAATAACTTCTGGGGGTCTAACAATAATTGCTCTCTGGTTTTTCCCCTCAGGAGTTAGATTCATTCGTCCCCCATGACTAATCCTCTAATCTTTTTAAATTTTCTTTTAATATAAGTTTCTTAATAATTCTTCTCTCCTCTTTACTCCCACATTCTCGATACCTCTTATATAAATCTCTATACTTAATCCAGGATACCTGTAACTTGGTAAAATGTATCTTACCCTCATCTACCATTCTCATATACTCGCCTCTTACAAATTCAGGATCCATGTCAGCACCCCAACATACGTCCTGAAAGTCTACGCTGTTACTTACAAACCATTTATGGGAATCATGCTTATGGTAGGTTTCTTTTTTAAAACCAGATGGGTTAACTGCATCCTCTAAGGCCTGTACCAGGATAGCCTGAAATAATCTTTGTTCAGAAAAAGCTTTAGGTTTTACAATCTCCAGGCTCAACTTAATGCCCAAAAATTTTAGTAAGTTCGGAGCACAATTCATAGGCTTTCTTTTTAGCTATCGGAGTATTTTTTCGCTTACGAACACTACTTCTCATTGAAGATCTCTCGTATACATCGATATACAAAGTCCACATACGATCAAGATAATTCATCCGGTCTTCACCAGACATAATCTCCATCAGTATTATAGATTCTTTAATTAATCTTTTCTGAGTCGTATCCATTTGCATAACCACGATGCGGGAAAAGATATGGATGTAGTAATGACACCGTGGTTAAGCATTTTTAACAACCAGGCTAATGCCTTTAGCTT